CCTCGACATGCTCAGTGTGGCGGGCTGAGGTAGCGCAGCATGATACGGGTGAAAGCACTTTGGGTGCTGATGTGTTGATGGGAACGCCCTCCAATACTTGCAGAAGGTTTCCGATAGTGAGCAAGGGTTGTTGTTCATTGCTAAGAATGGTGACCTGGTTTTCCGTGACAGGTTGGATGCTACCCCCACGACTGCTGCGCTTACAGATTTCACTGATGATGGGACAGGGATCCCGTTTACTTTGACTGCAGTGAATTATGGTTCTGAGCTGTTGTATAACCAGGCTGTGGTGACCTCGGGTGAGTTGTCTGCCGAGGCAGGGAATGACCGTTCTCAGATTGCTTATGGTGTGACCTCTGTTGATTTGGATACCTTGGTTTCTACTGAGGCACAGTTGCAGAACATTGCCGATTTTCTTGTGCAGAAGTATGGTGACCCTGAGTATCGTTTTGAAACTATTAGTGTGAACTTGGACACTGTGGGTGGCGCTTATAAGGCTACTTGTTTGGGGTTAGAGATTGGCGATGTGGTTTCCATCACCTTCACCCCTAATGGGATTGGTGACCCCATTGAACAGTATGGGCAGATTATTCGCATCGCTCATTCTGTGGAACCGTTGCGCCACGACATGTTTATTAGTGTGGCTTCGCTAGACTGGACTTTCTTAGTCTTAGATGATGCTGTGTTTGGTAAACTTGACAGTAATAACGCTTTGGCTTTCTAGGGAGAACAATGGCTGGCGCTGGGTATCGCACTTTTAGTGCAGGCGAGGTTTTGACTGCAGCTAATGTGCAGACTTATTTGATGGATCAGGCTATCCCTGTGTTTGCTGATGCGACTGCCAGGGATGCTGCAATCACTTCCCCTGCGGAAGGGCAGCACTGTTTCTTGAGCGATACGGATGCGTTGCAGTATTACACTGGGAGCGCGTGGGTTGCTGCTGGTGGCGTAAGCGTAGGTTTTGAAACTAACTTTCTACTCATGGGGGCATAATAATGGCAACATCATATAAATCACTTGGTCAGTTGGATTTGACTACGACTTCGCTGACGGACTTATACACCTGTCCTGCCTCGACTGAGACGGTTGTCAGCACGGTTATCATTGCGAACCGGAACGATGAGGCCACAACTTTTCGCCTGGCTATCCGTGTGGATGGTGATGCGATTTCGAACCAGCATTACATTGCTTATGATGTGCCGGTGGCTGCTAACGATTCAACCACACTTACTTTGGGTATTACTTTGCAGGCTACTGATGTGGTGACGGTTTCGGCGGATGATGCTGACCGGTTGAGCATCAATGCTTTCGGTGCTGAAGTAACAGTTTAGGGAGGCTTGTTGTGGCTGTCACGAGTATGGCAAACAGTTCCATACTGAATTTCAACAAATATAATGTGGTGTCGGCGGTGTCTTTTGTGCCACCGTTTTTTGGTCCCGTAGCGGGTTACGTTGCCGGAGGTTTCGAGGCCTCTGCTGTGGCTACTGTCGATAAGTTTTTGTTTACAACTGATGCGCGCTCAACGTTGGCAACAGGGTTATCGGCGGCACGTGCACAGGTGGCAGGGTTTGCTTCAAGAGAGAACGGTTACGCTACCGGAGGTTATGAGGGCTCTAACGTGGCTACTGTTGACAAGTTTTTGTTTACAACTGATGCACGCTCAACGTTGGCAACAGGGTTATCGGTGGCACGTGGATACGCGGCAGGGTTTGCTTCAGCAGAAAACGGTTACGTTGCCGGAGGTTTCACGGGCTCTAACGTGGCTACTGTTGACAAGTTTTTGTTTACAACTGATGCGCGCTCAACGTTGGCAACAGGGTTATCGGCGGCACGTCGACAGGCGGCAGGGTTTGCCGGATAATGGATTTACAGCCATACACAGAAACGACAGTCATACCCTCTCGCACACGTTACGAGTTAGCGCAATTCGTCATCGGTCAACACGCTACCGCACCTATGCGCTGGCGACAGTTGCTAATAGAGGCACAAGATATGGCCTATAAAATACGGTTGGCTGAACTTGATTGCCAAAAGAAACGCGTACAAATTGAGCGCCTCTTAGACACAGGTGACGACATAGACGCTATCGAGGCCGAAGAAAAAAAGCTTGACCTGATTCTTACCGAGCGCACTTTAAAGGGTGCCCGTTTAGAGTTTGTCTGGTTGCAAGATATTGCGGAACAGGTTGGGCCATACACGTTGGAGGATATCGAAAACGACCAACCGGAGTATTGGCGTAAACGCTTGAACAAGCAGGCCGGTATCGAGCAACTTAGCGCCAGCGAAGGTGTTAGCGCCGGCAATCTGACCTCAATGGAATTAGCCGGTTTACTCGAAACGGAGGAAAAATAATGCGTTATTGCACATGGAAACTTGTATGGTCTGAAGGGTACGGTTACGGGCCAGAACAAACCGCGCACAACAACGGCGGCAAACTTACACCGTCCATATGGTCAAACCCGGATGTCGAGACTGGCACTATTCTCGGTTACGCCACACAAGATTTAGATTTTAGTATTTTGGCTGATTGGGAGGCTACGGAGCTAACCGAGTCAGAGGCGTTAGCTTTTGCCCAATCTGTAGACGTTACGGCTTACGTTACGGACGACGGAATTATTGCACCCGTTGCTTACCCAGAAGACGGTGGGCAATAGTCTGGGATGAAGAAGCTGGTGACTGGGTAGAGGTCACCGATGAAACTTTCTAACCTCGGGACTGGCAGAAAAGACCGGCACCTAAACCTCGGGTTCGGCAGAGTCCACTACATCCACTACCATCCTCAGGTGGGCGGTACAAGACAGTGGGGTGTTTTGCTTCAGAGGTTCGGGCACTTTACGGTTGATGTGTTTTGGGGGCGGCATGTTTTCGTGTTCAACTTTCACGGGAGGAGCAACTAATGAAATTAGTTAAACCCTGGCCTTCCGGTTACACAATCAACACCCGGTCCCCCTACGGGTGGCGGAAGAAACACCCCATCACAGGGAAAAGAACTTTTCACCACGGCGTGGACGTTGCCTTGCCCACAGGCACACGGCTAACGGCACCCGCTGATGGTGTTGTCGCACATAAGGCGCGCACATCCTCCGCAGGACATAACTTGATTATCCGGCATGAAGGCACCCGGCACACGGTCTATTACCACTTGGCCAAGGCTTCTGAATTGGCTGTGGGGGACACGGTACAAACCGGAGACATTATTGCTTACTCAGGGAACACGGGCGCTTCTACAGGGCCTCACTTGCACTGGGAGCTACGCAACAGTCGCACCTGGGGCGACACAACGGACCCGGTCCCTTATCTCGTCACAGAGGCTCCTGCGGTCCCTGAGCCTGTTGTTGTTGAGGTTGTCGAACCTGAGCCGGTGAGGCCGGAGCCGATGAAACCCGCAAAGCCTGCACCTAAATGGACACCCTCCGCTGCGCTCCAACGTGGCTTCAAACGGCTTAGGGGGGCAGTCAAGTGACCGACGAACACGAAACGGGAGCGGTAAGGGTCTCAATGCGGGATATATATTCTGAGGTTCAACGGCAGGGCCGTCTGCTGGAGAAAATCGCTAACTCGTTGCCGGACTCGGAGGACAAGATTGAGGACCACGAGACCAGGATTCGGAAGTTGGAGATGCGGATGTGGCAAGCCATTGGCGGGTTCGGATTCCTAGCCGCCATCGTATCCCCGCTGATAGCTGTGATGACCCGATGATAATTTATGCGCATCTCACAACTCATTGACTCCTATTTGAAAGGTCTAAAGTTCATCATGTCTCATCCTTCTTGGAAGAATCGTCGCCGTTATATCTTCGCCTCATTCACCATTGGAGCGCTCATGTTGGTTGCAAGCTCTGTTGCGGTTCTTTTTGGTTTGATGTCTGATGTGGGCGACTTGGTTACGGGCGGCGTTGCTTTGATAAGCTTGATTCTGACATCGTACATTTTCGGGGCAACTTGGGAATCCACGAAACTACATAAGAATGAAGGTAACTTTGATGAATAAATTGAAAGAGTATTGGGGTTTCGCTGGGGAGCGTTCCGTGAAAACTGTCGCCCAGGTTGCTATCGCAACTATCGGCGTGGGAGCTGTTGGCCTGCTCGATGTGGACTGGACACAGGTCGCTTCGGTGTCTGCCCTCGCAGGAATCATGTCTTTGCTCACCTCGGTGCTGACTTACGACAAGCCGGGCAAGTGATGGCCGACATCAACCTGATGGAAGAACTCGACCAGGTAGACGGCTACCAGATTCCCGTGGACCCAATGGACTTGTTGAACTGCGAGAGCTGCCAATGAGTGCTACACTCTAAACAGCCACTTCCTTTCGTAGTTGCTCGAAAACCCCCCGGTCCACCACTGGGGGGTTTTCTTATTCTGCGAGCCAGGAGTAGATGGTGGGTCGGGTGACTCCCGCTTGTCGTGCGAGTCTCTTGAATGTTGACGCCTTCGGCTGTGTGATTCTTTGACTTGTCGTTTCAAGACTTCGTGACGACGTGGACGCGTTCGAGTCCGTATTCGCGGATTGATGCGAGTTGTTCGACGGACATGTCGTCGTAGTTGTGATGTTGGAATGTCATGTTGTCCATTGTAAAGCACCTTCCAGTGATTGTTGAGGGTTATTCGGTGTCTTCTTCGGTTGGGTTTTCTTGCGCCCGGAGGATGCTTTTCCAGTAGCGTTCGTCTTCCCATGGGTCGATGTCGTCCATGTTGTTCCTTCCTCGTTGATGTCTACGACCATACACTAATCTGTTGCTATGAAACACCGTTACCTAACTGTGACCAAACAATGTTGCGAATCACGGCTGCCGTCCCCTACCGTGTGAGTAACAACGAAAGGAAATCATGAACATATATCCAGACATCACCCGCCTCGTATCACTAGGGGAGGACCTCATCAAGGTCCAGGACCAGCTGAACGCCGGAGACATCACCGCCGAAGACGCGGCCAGCCAGGTCAACGACCTGGCCACCATCCTCGAAGACATTGCCGGGGATATCAAACAGTAGAACAGATGTTCGAGTCCCTCGGAAGGGGGACTCGAACACATTTTCGAAAGGAACACAGCATGGGTTACTACAAGAACATCGAAGTTGAACAGCAAGAACAGGTGGACCAGATTGTCCGCTGGTACAAAACCAACGCAGACGAAGTCCCGGCATACCTGATGAGCCTCATCGTCCGCGACGGAGCCTTCCTGACTAAGGTCATCGACGCGTGGGAGGACATCGAACTGGCAACACTCGGTGAACCGAAACCCCGTCGGGCGTCCGACCATGTTGCGTTGCAGGTGACAAGGCGTGAACTGCGGCCGACGAAGACTCACGGGTCTCTCATTGGGTGGTCACTGGTCTTGTGTGCCATTCTGACGGGCGCAATCATCCTGTGGGTGTCATTATGACCGGCTGGGTTCTTGTGGTCTTAGGCGCGGGATTCTTGTTCGCGCCTGGGATGGTGGACCCGCTGGCACCTATCAACGGTGCAACACTTATCGGCTTGGGCTTGGTCGCCTGGGGAACAATCAAACTAACGAACGGAGTGACACGATGATGGATTTACATTCGGACGGGCGAGACGTCAACATTCGCCTCCGCGATGACGTGTGGGCGTTAGAGGAACGCGGCACATTATCGCTGACCAGGACACAGGCTCACGCGTTACGGTTACACCTCAACGCTTGGGCTATTGCCACACAGTTCGAAGACATCGACGAGGACGGCTAACGGTCGGACGGGAGAGTCCCCCCCCACACACCGAACCGTTCCTTAGCCACCATCGCATATTCGAAACATTCAAACCTGGCAGGGCAAGTCGCGCAAAGTTTCTGAGCCATCTGCGCGGCTTGTTCTTTCATGTCCTTTGTCAGAAAGTCATCGGGGAAGAACACTTCGGGGAGGTCCTGGCAGGGCACACTCTCAACACTGTCAATGGCATTGTTTAGCCTGTGAAATGCTTCCTGTCTGTGGTTGCTCATACACTCAAGCTTATGACAGATAACAGACACTTCGAAACACTCACCGATGACACCTTCAACGGGGCGACCCTGTTGGGGAATCATGCGTCGGGGTCCGAGGCGTGGCACGCTTTGCGCAGGCAGGGAATAGGCGGGTCCAACGTTGGCACCATCCTTGGCCTGAACCCTTGGGAGTCCGCGTTCGGGTTGTGGGCGAAACGTACAGGGCAGATAGTGGACCCACCTGTCGACAACTGGTCCGTCCGTTTCGGTAACGCCTTTGAGGAACCCATCCTCAAAATGTGGGCTGTCGAACATCCCGAATACGAAATCTTCCTTGCCGGGACATACCGTCACCCGTTACACCCTTACCTCTTAGCGAACCCCGACGCCCTTGCACGTCACCGTGAAACCGGCGAATGGATTGTTGTCGAGGTGAAAACTGCTAGGTCGTCGTGGTATGAACTCCCACCGGCTTACCATGCGCAAGTGATGCATTACATGACCGTGTTCGGGTTGAAGTCAGCGACGGTTGTTGCGGTTGCAGGCTGGAACTGGCAGGAACACGTTGTCGAGTTCGATGAGTTTGAATCTGAAGCGCAAGTTGCCGCGTGTCGTAGGTTCTGGGACCACCTGGAGCAGGTTGTGAAACCTGAATGGGATGGGTCCAAAGCAACTTATGAGGCGCAACGACAGTTGAACCCGAACATTGACGACGACCAGGTCGATTTGGATGACCTTGGTGTGGCGTTGTTAGAGAAGCAGAAACTGTTTGATGTTGCTGAGGCTGAACTGTTACAGGTAAAGTCTGAAGTGTTGGACCGGATGGGGAAAGCCCGTCACGGTGTCATCAAGGAAGGTGAGGCGACTGTTCGGGTTGCGTCACGTCAAGCGAGGGGCAACGGTACACCGTGGCTCGTCATCAAGAAAGGGAAGTAATGGCTAATTTCAATCTGTCAGAGTACGAAACCGTCGAGGAACGTCACGCTAGGGCGCTTGCCGCTTACCCTGACCTCCGTTGTGTGGTGAGGAATCACACGACACCGGCGGACCGGGCGGCGTCGACATGGGTCGTGGAGGCCCGTGTGTACTTGAACGCTGATGAGCAGGAAAAAGATTTGCCAAAGGCGACCGAGTGGGCGTTCGAAGTTGACGGTGTCGGCATGGCGAACAAGACTAGTGCGCTAGAAAACGCCTGCACGTCTAGTCTGGGACGCGCACTTCGTTGGGCGCTCGCAGGCTCCAAGGGACCATCGGCTGCGGAGATGGCGAAAGTCGCTAGAGGCGTCACACCTGTGACACGGGACTGGGTTGCAGAGTCCGAACAGCTGACCGACGTGGACGCGTTGCGCTTACTATGGGGAGAAGCGAAAGCTGCTAAGGCTTCCGAGGAAATCCTGACAGGGGTGAAAGCGCGTGCCGAACGAGTCGAGAGTGATTCTCGCATCAGTGAAGGAACTAGCGGAAGCGTACCTGCAAGCCCTGCAAAGAAACAACCCAAATGAAGCCGCGTTTTGGCGTGCGAATCTTCAAGAACGTTTGGGGGTGTTAAGTGAATCCGTTGGACGTAGTCAAGGAATTGCAGGAGTTGACGGCAACAAACCGGAAAGGGGTTGAGGCGTTATATGAAGCTGAGATTGATTTGGCTGGAGCTGAATCTGCGTTGGACAAAGAAGAAGCTCGGTCGTTTATATCGGGCACAGGCTCGGTTGCTGAACGGCAGGCGGGTTCGAAGCTTGCGTGTGCGGACTTACGCTTTGAAAGAGATTTGGCGAAAGCTAAGGTGAGCCGAATCAAAATGAAATTGCGAACCATCGAGTCTGAGATTATGGCGCAGGCCACCATGTCGAAGATTATGCAGGCGGAGATGAAACTATGACACCTAATAATAAACAGTTCGTGGCGGGGATGGCGCACTGCTATCACCTGCTCGCCCGGGAGCTGCGGATACAGCGTGAAGCTTTCGATACGGTGTGGGACTTCTACTACGACCACCCTGAGGTAAGCCCTGACAAAAAGGTTGCTGACCAGTTGGCTTTCGCTTCGAGTTTCATGGACAAGTTGGAGAAGAACATTGAGGGCACATATTTTGATGCCCTTGATGTGGAGAAGGGTGACGCGCCTTTGAACAGGTGTGACAGGGGACCGTACGGATATTAGGTGACGTTATCGGGTTAGCCTTGGGTAACGAATCCTGTAACCAAGGATAAAGTTTTGACACCTAATTCCGTA